GTAGGAAAAGGGAATTTGTTAAAGCTAGATTTATATCTATGTATTTAATAAGGAATAATACCAGCTTAAAACTTAAAACAATAGGCGATATTGTTGGCAGAGACCATACAACTGTATTACATTCCTTACAAACCATACAAAATACCTTAAGCCTACATTATGACACTGATTTAAAGGATGAACTAAACGAAATAAAAAGAATAATATAAATTTTTTTTATTCACAAAATAGTTTTAACTTCAAATATTATTAAACCAAAACACAAGTCTATGAACGAATTACAAACGAATCCAAGTTATCAACTTATTAACAAAGATTCACTTTTAAACCTATCCAATGAACTTGCACTCCTGATTAAAGAAAAGGGATTAAGTTCAAACATTCAAGGAAAACAATTTGTAAATGTTGAGGGTTGGGGTTATGCTGGAGCAGCCATCGGTCTTATCCCAATTATTACAAAGGTTGAAAATGTATCAACTGAAACCGAAATTAAATACTTGGCAGTTTGCGAAGTAAGAAACATTGTTACAGGATTACCTGTATCAGTAGGACACGCTTTATGCTCAAATAAAGAACGTTCCAAGCGTTCATTTGATGAGTATGCTATTTTATCTATGGCACAAACAAGAGCCGAAGGTAAGGCTTATAGATTGCTTTTAGGATGGTTAATGAAAGCAGCAGGATTTGAAGCTACACCAGCAGAAGAAATGGATTTTGTAAAAGATGTTCCACCTTACATTAAAAAACATAAAGAGGAGGCTGACATTAAAATAGCCATTGAATTTTGCGAAAGTGTGGAAGAATTAAAGCAACTTTACAATCTAAACGCACCGCTATCAAAGGATGTAACTGAATTATTCACCGCTAAAAAATCAACTTTATGATAGATGCTAAACTTGAAAAATTAAGGGACAATGTTTCTTACTATGAGTGGAAGTTTGAATCTTGCCATAGATTTTGGAAAAATGAGTATTTAACCGAAATTAGAAAAGCAAAAGCCAAACTAAAGGAATACAAGGCAAAACATTACCCTGAAATGTTAAACCCATTATTAACCCAGCCAAAACCATTTATGCCTATGAGTGATTTTAGCGAAAACTTTGAAGAATATGCTAATTAATACCTGCTGCGGATATGAAAGCGAAATATCCTACGACCTATGTCCTGAATGCCACGAGCATTGCGATTGGGAAGATTTAGATGAAGATGAATTGGAAGCTGACAGGCAAACCGAAAACCAAATAGAAGAAGAACAAATTAATAAACACTTAAATTAAAAACAATGATTGTATTAAACATCAAAAAAGAGGACATCAAATTTACTGCACACAAAAACGGAAATCACTACGCTACTATTGTAGTAGAGAAAAAGAAAGATGTTGATAAATATGGCAACGACCATACAGTTTATAACGGACAAACTGCTGAACAAAGGGCAGAAAAAGCCAAAAAGGAATATTGCGGAAATGGAAAGGAGTATGTTTGGGAAGCTAAAAAAGAATTTGCCCAAAACCAACAGGAGCAAGAAGATTCATTACCATTTTAAATTTAAATTATGCAAGCAGTAACCATTACTCAAATAACAATCTATGAATTAACTGATATGATTGAAAAGTCTATTATAAAATCAATAAACAAATCAAATCACAATGAAATAGAAAAACTTGAAATTAGAATTAAAGAATTAGAAAAAACAATAAAAACCATAAACTATGAGCCAAAACAAACAAATCGCAGACTACCTAAATAAAGGTAAAAAGCTAACCCCAATTGATGCCTTAAACAAATTCGGTTGCTTTAGATTAGCAGCACGAATAGCTGATTTAAGGAATGAAGGAATGAATATTGTAACTAAAACAATCAAGCTGGAGAATAAGAAGCAGATTGCCCAATATTCGGTTAAATAGCTTATATTTGCACAGGATGTAGGATATCCGTTTACAAACTTATTGGCTCAAAGCTGAAACCCTAATCCTACTAGGGTGGATGCCGAGAGCCTTTTTTATTTTATGGCTAAAGACCCAGCGGTGCTATTTTACACAAGTGATTTCTTGAGTGGCACATTTACAATGACTAACGAACAAGTTGGTAAGTATATTCGTTTATTATGTTTACAACATCAAAAAGGCAAATTAAGTGAGAAGGATATGTTAAGCATATGCTCTGCATATGATGTTGACATTTGGGATAAATTTAAAATTGAAGATGGTGCATTTATTAACGAAAGGATGTACAACGAGGCTATTCGTAGGCAAAAGTTTAGTGAATCAAGGAGAAATAACGCTAAATCACCTAAAATTGATAGCACTAGCAAAGCATATGCAAAGCATATGGAAACTGAAACTGAAACTATAACTGATACTAAAACTATAAATAAAACTAAAGTTAAAATACACGATTGGCAATTTGAACAATGGTGGGATAATTATGATAAAAAAGTTAGTAAAGAAAAAGCCATTACTAAATGGAATATTTTGACAAATGATGAAAAGCAATTAGCTTTAAAAATAGTACAAGAGTATGTTAACTCAACCCCTGATAAAACATTCCGTAAAGACCCAACCACATATTTAAACAATAAATCATTTAACGATGAAATCATTATCCGAAGTTCTACCACAAGTCATAAACCCAATGTCAGTGAGCGTAACTTCACACAACTTGCCAGTCTTAAATACATTGAACCAAAGCGAGATTAAAATTTATGATGCCTTACAAACAATGCACATATCAAAATGTTCCAGCATTGAAGTAGCTGAACACCTAAAAACCTGTATTCAATTAAGCGGTGCAGTTCCACCCACAAGCCCTGAATTTCAATTCCTAGTTGATTTTGTACTAAAGAACTATGGAATATTTAAACTAAAGGAATTAGGTGCAGCATTTGAACTTTATGTTTTAGGTCGTTTAGATGTAGATAGGAACTATGGTTCATTTAGCCCTAAATTCTTTGGCGATGTAATGGCTGAATACAAAAAGATAGCAGTACAGGTTAGAAACAAAATACAACCACAAGAAGAAATAAAACAATTACCTATGCAAATAGATGAAGAATTAGCAATTAATGATGAATTAAAATGGTGGAGGCAATCAAAAAAGGATTGGCAAATGATTAACCATCAAATATTTGACTACTTATGGAAAAGAAAGCTAATTGTAATGACAAAAGAAGAAGGAGATAAGATAAAAGAAAAGGTTAAACTTTCTTTATTAGGTAAAGCTATTAATCCAAAAGATGTAATTATTACCGATGAACAACTAAAAATACTAGCAAAGAAATACGCTACAATGATATATTTTAACAACCTAAAACAATAACTATGAAAACATTTACTGAACGAGAGGTATTGCTTCAAGTAAAAAGAATTTATAGTAAAGATGAAATAATTGCTGATTTACATAGGCAATTAAAAGAATCTAATTTTAAAGTTGGTGTATTAGAAAGTCAAGTTGCTGAACTTGAAGATGAAATAAAAATATTAAAAAAGCCAAATGTTATTAATAAGCACGATGAATATTTAAAAACAATACTTAAGCAATTTGATGATTTAAAAATTAGGAATCGTGAAAATAAACGTAAAAGACAAGAATGGATGGGTAAATATTATCAAGTTTTAAACCAAAACAACCAACTATGAAAGAATTATTCAAACTAATAATTGAATTTACAAGGATATTTATTGGCTTTATACTTGCCATTACCATATTGGTAACATTTGACCTATACTACGAAATAAAAAGATTAATAAAATGAAATACTCATCCAGCTTTACACACGACCTAAACTTTGGCGAGAAAGCCGAAGATTTAATAAATTATATGTTTTCTGATGGTAAACATATTGAAGTAAAAAACGATAGGTTAATCCATAAAACAGGAAACTTATTCTTTGAATACGAATCAAGAGGTAAGCCCAGCGGATTAGCAACCACCACCGCTGAATATTGGATTTATAGAATAGATGAACTTGATATATCTTTTATATTCCCAACTAAAGCACTAAAACAAGTTTGTAGGGTTTATTACAAAGAAAACTTATTCCTTAAAAATGGAGGCGATAACAACAGTTCCAAAGGATTTTTAATTCCATTAACAAGATTACTAAACGACATAGCAAATGAACGGAGCAGAGAACTCGCAGCCAGTGAGAATGATATACCTAGACAATAAACAAGAAATAATATTTAAATCCATATCCTACGCAAAAAGAATAACAGGAGTAAATGAATACCAAATCAAACAATCCTTAAACCCTGTCAATAAGAAACGATTTACCCATAAAGACCGAATAGTTGTTTTTCGTACTATAAAACCCTAATTTTGCATTATGGCTTTACAATCAATACCAAGATTAACCGCAAAGGCTCAACAAATATTCAACCGCTACATAAGGACTAGAGATAGTCAAGATGGATATTTTACTTGTATTAGTTGCGGTCAAGTAAGAGATTATGAAAGTATGGATGCTGGACATTATGTTCCTGTCAAGGGTAGTTCTGCCCTTCGGTTTGATGAATACAACGTAAACGGAGAATGTAAATCCTGCAATGGCTTTGACCAATTTCACCTGATAGGATATCGTAGAAACCTAATTGATAAAATAGGCGAACGAATGGTTTTACACCTAGAAAGCCAACACAGGCTGATAAAGAAATGGTCAAGGACTGAATTAAACGAATTAATTGAAAAGTATAAATAATGGCGAAACTTAATCCTAGTGGCAAAGTACAATTTGGAACTCGTAAAAAAGGTAGAGCAAAGAAATCCTACAACAAACACACACCAAAACCAAAGCCTAGTCGTGGACAAGGTAAGTAATATGAAAGACACATTCTCAAAAAAAGAATACAATTGCAAGTGTGGTACTTTAAATGAAAGGTACATTTGGCATAGTGAACTTAAAACCTACACTTTTAAATGTAATAAATGCAGTAAAGAATTGGACATAAAAAACTATAAAAGTAAAGAAGTGCCACAAACTGCATCCATTAGAACACCAACTAAAAACCGATAATGTTAATCAACGAAATCAAACCAAACCCAAACAATCCAAGACTGATTAAAGACCATAAGTTTAAACAACTTGTAAAGTCAATCCAAGATTTCCCCCAAATGCTTGAACTCCGCCCTATTGTAATTGATGAAAATAATATGGTATTAGGTGGAAATATGAGACTAAAGGCTTGTATTGAAGCTGGGTTAACCGATGTGCCTGTAATACACGCAAACAATTTATCACAAGAAAAAAAGAATGAGTTTATAATAAAAGATAATGTAGGTTTTGGTGAATGGGATTGGGATGATTTAGCTAACAATTGGAATGTTGATGATGTTATTGAATGGGGATTAGACATACCAAATTTTGAATTAATTATACCAAATGCAGAAGAAGATGACTTTGCAGTACCTGATGGCGGAACTGAAACCGATATAGTATTAGGGGATTTATTTGAGATAGGCGAACATAGATTACTTTGTGGTGATAGTACGGATAGCGACCAAGTGGCAAAGCTAATGAACGGACAAAAGGCAGATATGGTATTTACTGACCCACCATACGGAGTAAGTTATAAATCAAATCATAGGAAAAATAATTCTAAAACGCAATTTGATGTATTAGAAAATGATGATAAATTTCTTGATTTTAAACCTAATTTAATTTTATATACAAAAGAAACATCAGCTTGGTTTATTTGGACTTCGCATCAAGTTTATCCAATTTGGAGGGATATGTATGAAGAATATTATGTAAATACTATTATTTGGGATAAAGGTAAAATGAGTATGGGTGATTTAAGTAGTTATGGTAACAACTATGAAATGGCTTTATTTTGCTCACAAGGGAAACCAAAATTAAAAGGTGAACGCAAAAAAGCAATATGGGAAATAAATGTTGAAGCAGGTTCAGAGTATGTGCATCCAACACAAAAGCCTATAAGTCTTTCAGCTTATGCAATACCTGATTTTATAAATGAAAATGATTTAGTATTAGATTTATTTCTTGGTTCTGGGTCAACAATGGCTGCTTCACACCAACTTAAACGCAAATGCTATGGTATGGAACTAGACCCAAAGTACTGCCAAGTTATTGTAGATAGGATGAAGAAACTAGACCCAACCTTGATTATCAAGAAGAATGGGGTAACTTTGTAGTTAATTTAGAAAGAGATTAGAGAAAATGGCAAATGAACAAAATTTAATACCAGCACAAAAAGGAGAAGTAAGAAACCCTAATGGCAGACCAAAAGGAATACCAAATAGTAAAACAAGGCTTTTGCGTTTACTAGAATTGGTACAAGTAAAGACCAACCCAATTACAGGGGAAAAAGAGGAGTTCACAGTTGCAGAGCAATTGGATATGATGGTATTACAAAAGGCATTCAAAGGCGATTTAAAAGCCTATCAGGAAATCCTTGATAGATTAGAAGGCAGAGCAAAACAAACAACCGACATAAACGCAAACATTCAAGGTAGCGTTCAAATAGTAATACAAGAAGATGTTAGATGTAAACCAATTGAAGATTAATGCCACCCCTGTATTCTTTGCCAACAAAAAAGCATACGAAAGCAGTTATCCTGTCATTTGCAATGAAGGTGGCACAAGGAGTTCAAAGAGTTATTCCATTGTTCAGTTACTAATTGAGATAGCCTACAACAATCCAAAAACAAGGATTTCAATAGTATCGCATTCCCTTCCACATATCAAACGAGGAGTTTATAGGGATTTTAAAAGCATAATGGAGAATTGGGGTTTATGGTCGGATAATGATTTTAGCTTTTCCGATTTTATATACACATTCCCAAATGGGTCTTACATTGAACTATTTGGATTAGAAGATGAAAGCAAGGCTAGAGGACCAGCAAGGGATATTCTATTCATAAACGAGGCTAACTTAATTAAGCGTACACTTTACGACCAATTACTAATGAGAACCACAGGTAAGGTATTCCTTGATTGGAATCCTGCCGACTTTGTTAATTGGGTTTATGAAATAGCGGACAATCCTGAAAACAAACGCATCCATTCTACCTACCTAAACAACCTTCCTAACTTATCCGAATCACAAATAAAAAACATAGAGCAGTATAAAAACCTACCCGATGACTTTATGTGGAAGGTTTACGGATTAGGGCAAAGAGGTGCAGCAAAAGAACTTATTTACACCCAATGGAAACAATACGACACAGCACCTGAAGGAGATGTATTCTATGGTCTTGATTTTGGTTATGTTCACCCAGCTGCACTCATAAAGGTTACCCATCACGAAGGCGAAAACTACTTTGAGGAAATCATTTATCAAAGCGGATTAACATTATCCGACCTAACAAGATTGATAAAAGAAAAAGTGCCTGAACGAGCAACAATCTACGCAGATGCAGCCGAACCAAAATCAATAGAGGAACTTTACCGACAAGGATTTAATATTAAACCTGCACAAAAAGATGTATGGGCAGGAATCGTAAAAATGAAATCTTATCCTATAAACATTCACTTTCATAGTCAAAATCTAAAAAGGGAATTTATGTCTTACAAATGGAAAAAGGATAAAAACGATAATGTAATTGAAGAGCCAGTAAAAGCAAATGATGACGCATTAGATGCTTCAAGGTATGCGGTATTCACTCACTTGACAAAACCTAAATTTGCGGTAAGTGTATTTTAACTTAAATTTCTTTAACTTTGTTTAAATTCTAATAATATGGGTTTATTTGACATCTTCACTAAAAAGAAGATTAACACACTATTTCCAACAATTCCTTTAAGTTCGCAAATAGCAATTGAAAAAGGTATTGTTACTTGGCAGGGCGGAGATGCTAAAAGTTTTGTTGATGATGGATACGTAGCAAATGATATTGTTTATTCAATAGTTAAGTTAATCACGGATAAAGCTAAATTAGCACCATTTAACGTTTATAGAGTTGTAGATGAAAGAGCAGCAAAGAAATACAAAGCAATGTCTGCACAAAAAGACATTAGCTTAAAAGAACTTGAATCATTACACAAAAAGGCATACGAACTATACACAGGAGACCAACGCTTAAACGAATTACTTAAATATCCAAATGTTGAAGATACTTGGAGTGATTTTGTTGAACAATGGTGTGGATTTAAACTAATTACAGGAAATACATTCATTTACGGAAAACTTATTGAGGCTGGGAACAATCAAGGCAAACCTTATGAATTGTTTGCTTTGCCAAGTCAATATATGGCAATTATAGCCGACATCAACGTATTCCCACCAACAAGGGTAGGATATCAACTTTACTATGGTGTAATGTGGGCATTTGATACAAAAGAAATATTACACGATAAGTATTTCAACCCACAATGGAATGTAACAGGTAATCAGCTTTATGGTCAAAGTCCATTGATGGCTGCTGCTAAAAACTTAACTCGTTCAAACGAAGCTAAAACCGCTGCCGTTGCATCATTCCAAAATGGTGGACCTGCTGGAGTTTTATTTATGAACGATGACCGCTTTGACCCTACAAGTGGACAACAACAAGCACAAGCACTTAAAAAGGCAGTAAGCGAAAAAGGTGGTAGCTTAAACTACAACTCAATTGCAGTATCAGGTTATAAAGTAGATTGGAAACAAATCGGACTTTCACCTGTTGAACTTAATATCATTGAATCGGAAAAATGGGATTTAAAAGCACTTTGTAACATTTACGGAGTACCTAGTCAACTTTTAAACGATAGCGATTCAAAGACCTATAACAATCAAAGAGAAGGGGAAAAGGCATTAACGCTTCGTTGTGCCATCCCATTACTTAACGCATTGACTGAAAACCTTAATAGGAAATTACACACGGATTGGGGTTATAAGGGAACAAATCTTTATGTTGATTATGATATTTCAGTTTACGGAGAATTAGAAGCAAATAAATCCGAGCAAACTGATTGGCTAGATAAAGCGTGGTGGATTAGTCCTAAACAAAAGTTAGATATAATGAACATTGAAGTTCCTGATTATATCCCTACCGAAGAATTAGAGAAACTTTACATCCCAACAGGATTGCAAACTATTGACCAATTTCAACCTTTGAATATACCTGACCAAAATCCATAAAATGATTTGGCAAGACTATAAAAAACTTTATGCCAACGCATTAAAACAATATTCACCGAAGTTCAAAAAAGAACTACAAAATCAGGTGAACACCTATTGCCGTACATTAGACTACAACGCAATTAGCGACAAAGCCATTAAAAAGACCATTCAGAAGCTACATTTGGCTATGGGTGTAAAGATGGCTCAAATATCAAGTAAGGTCGTTAAAAGGTCAGTAAAGGGCATTTACGAGGCATTGGAAGTTAAATCAGCGGAGACCGATTTGTTTGCTTACACTATCCTTCAGTATTTGCAAACGCAAGGACTTGACCAATTGGCTGCCGATATTACTCAAACTACAAAAGACCAAATACGAAGATATTTAGTTCAATCAGCCGAAAAAAACCTAACACTACCTGAAACAATTGTTTTATTAAGGGGTGCAGGAATTACGGATTATAGAGCGGAGTTAATAGCAAGAACGGAGACTGGAAGGGCTGCCAATATCGGTTCAATGGTTGGTGCAACAAGTACAGGATTAGTAACTGTCAAAGAATGGATTGCAGCAAGGGATAACAGAACAAGAAGGATTCCACGAGACCAATTTGACCACCTAAATATGGATGGTACTAAAATCCCAATGGATGCAACCTTTAAAATACAAAACAAAAAAGGTGGCTTTGAATTTATGCTACATCCTTGCGATTCAAGTGGAAGTGCAGCCGATGTTTGCAATTGCCGTTGTACTTTAGGATATGAGGCACAAAGAGATAAAAATGGCAAACTATTAAAGCTACAAGATAACCCACCAAAAGGCAATGTTGGAATGATTTGGGGAATACTTACTAACGTGGTAGGAATGCAAATAGGAAACTTAATTGCAGACTTGTTTGAATAATAAAAAAAAATATAACTTTGTAAATATGAAAACTTACGCATCAAAAGATTTAATTGTTGAAAAACAAGACATCGGCTACGAA